CAGGTAACACAGATAATGTAATTATAACTACAAGTAGTACATATGAAACATATCCTTCTCCTGGAACAGTATTAACTCTTCCTAGCACTGCTATTACTAATAGACAGTATGAGGAAAGAGAAAATGAGAAGAAGAGAAGAATTAAAGTTTTGAGAGCAAACTTAGTTCATGAATTCACTCAAGAATTCAAACAATTGATAAAGGCATAAATCATGGCGGTTAATGGTGGTGGAGAAGTAGAATTTCTTGCTTTGCACATGTTTCACAGTGATATAAAAACAGTTGAAGAAGCAAAGGCAAGTGACCAGTATTTAGATTTATTAAGTGTATATGCATCACTGCATATTAACGAGAGTATATTAACTCCGTTTCAGACTGGTCAAATTCTATTGAATGATAGTAACGATATACTTCCTGATTACCCAATTGCGGGTGGTAATATATTTCACTTTGTTTATAATCTATTTGATGGTCCTGCAGAAACAGAAATCGATGTTTGGTTTCGTGTAGTATCAGTTAAAAATATTGTTATCAATGAAAGAAAGCAAGGTTATACGCTTCAGTTAATTAGTGAAGATGGTTGGAAAAATATGCACACCTGTTTGCAGTCTGCTTTCAAAGGTGAACCGTCAGAAATTATTGAAGAAATTTATACAGAACACTTGAATGTTGGAGATAAGCAACTCATTGTTGACAAATCATTAGGTAATTTGAAGTTTGTTTGTCCTCATTGGAGACCATCACAAGCAATTAAGTGGGTTGAGGGTAAAGCACTGTCACCAGAGAATGATATGCCTTCATTCTTCTTTTACGAAACAATGAAGGGTTTTAGATTTATATCTACAGATACTTTATTAGATAAAGAAAAAAATATAGTCATTACAGACTTGATGGCACAAGTAGAAACTGAACGACCTGGAGGTGCTATAAGAAAAGGGTTCTTATACAAGATTCCTGGTATCCCTGTTCAAGGTTCAGATGGTAGACCTCAGTCTGGAACGACAGGAACAGAATCCGCACAGAATGTTGATGACTTTAGAATATTAGAAAGACAACCCATAGGTAAAGATATCATTGATGGGTTTATTGCAAATAAACATATTACAGTTGATATCTTCAATAAAGAACTTATTACAGAAGAATTTTATTATCATGATGATTTTGGTAAGTTTAAGAGATTAGCATCTAAAAAACACTATGATGCTCCTAGGGAACCTATACCTACAGATTTGAGAATAACTATGTCACCTAAACACGAAAAACTTCATACTGAAGGTGGTACAGGAGATAGAACTTTATATGCTGATGATTATGCACCTTGGAGAAGACACATAACTAAACAGATATCGGATGAGGTTATTGACAACTTTGAAGTACCAGGCGCACCAATCATAGAAGCAGGTCGTTTGTTAGAATTTAATTATCCTGCAGTTAGAAAAGTTGATGACCCTAGTAGAGTATACAATGAAAAGTATTCTGGACTTTATATAATTAGAGATGTTGTACACACTTTCAGACCTGTTGTCAACACCACTACTAGTTATAAAGTAGACATGAATATCGTAAAAGACGGATGGAACGAATAATGCGTAGTTTTAAGAGTTTAAGAGAAGAGATTACTAAGAGAGACTTAGATGGTATTGAAAAGTTTGCAGATAGATTATTTTCAAAAGTCGGTATCGATGTTGAGTTCACTAGACATTTTTTAGATAGAGTAAATGATGAGCGTAACAAGAAACAGATTACTACTGCAGAACTTACGAGATTATTTAAGCAGACTTATAACAAGCATGGTAAGAAGATTCCGCAACTTGGTCCGGATGCTGAAGCAGTTTTGAAGGATATGCAAACTGATATAAATATGCCATTCGTACTCAAGTGGGATAAAGGTACGCAAGAGTTTGAACTTGTAGCGAAGACTATCATGCGTAAAAAAGGTTTTGCTACAAGTAACCAAACACTTACAGTATAAATAAGTTAAAAGGGAGAGACTTACACCTATGGGTAACTATTTTTTCAACGATGAGAGAATGAACATTGCGAGAGGTTTGCTTAAAGGTGTAAGCAGTATTCACAAGTTTGGTGCTGTTCCCTCAATGGCAGTAAACACAACTGGTTCTGTGTGGGATGTTAGTGATACATTATATCCTTGGTCATCATTCTCATCTGCATCTGCAGTCACAGTAGATAGAGCAAACGCAAGCGATGCGAATAAAGTCATCACTATTATTGGACTAGATGAGAACTATGAAGCAGTCACAGATACTTGCACACTCACAAACGCAACAGGTAATACAACAGACGGCGGAACAACATTCATTCGTGTCTTTAGAGCATTCGTATCTACAGGTGCAACAAATGTAGGTAATATCGATATCAAAGTATCAACAACTATTGTTGCAAGAATTATCGCTGATATGGGTCAAACACTCATGGCGATTTACACAGTACCAGCAGGATACACAGCATATCTAATGAGAGGTATTATGACTGTTGCCGCAAATGCTGATGCAACAGGTAACATGTATGTCAGATATTTCGGACAAGATGCGTTCAGAATTGGTCACACATTCGAAGTATCAGGAACAGGCGGACTATACGATTATGAATTTTCTGTTCCTCAAGTAATACCAGAGAAATCTGATATTGATGTTCGTGCAACAGTTCGGTCAAACAATGCGAGAGCAACAGCGGCATTTGATATTATACTCAAACAAAACTAAGAGGTAGATTATGAAGAATTTTATGGGGTTCGATGGGTTCGTCTGGTGGATGGGTGTCGTTGAAGATAATAATGACCCAGAACAGTTGGGACGAATCCGATGCCGAATATTTGGTATACACACCGAAGATAAAGAAATTTTACCAACAGAAGATTTACCTTGGGCGATGGTTATGATGCCAGCAACAGGCGGTTCTGTTTCTGGTGTTGGACAAACACCATCAGGACTTATGAACGGGTCTTGGATTATGGGATTCTTTAGAGATGGAACCGCATGTCAAGAACCTGTTGTTATTGGTTCGTTCCCTGGTGCACCTCAAACACGACCTAATACATCACTTGGATTTGCAGACCCATCGGGACAATTTCCTAGAGAAATTGAAGAACCAGATGTTAATCGTCTTGCAAGAGGTTTAGATACTGCGACACCTTTTGTTGATAGACGAAATGCAATTCAGCAAGTTCATATATCAGAAGGTGTTCCTGGAGAAATTGTAGCGACAAGAAGTCCATATGCGGCACCTGATGGTTCTGTGACTTATGGTCCAAAAGAAATACCATGGAGTGATGAAACTTGGGTTCCTCTTAATCCAGCAGATGTATACGCACCGAGATATCCATACAATAAAGTACAAGAAACTGAAAGTGGACATGTTATTGAATTAGATGATACGCCAGATGCAGAAAGAGTTGTTATTCAGCACCGCACTGGTACATTTGTAGAGTTGCATCCTAATGGTTCATTACAGATTTTTTCTGCAAATAGAGGTGAAGTTATAATTGATGAACATCTTAACATTGAAGCGATGGGACATGTTCAAATATTTTCTCATGACAAAACAACAGTGTATGCTAACAAGAATATCGATATGGAATCTAAAGAAGATGTTCGTATTAAGTGTAAGAACTTCAGAGTAGAAGCAGAAGATACGATTGTTGAAATTGCTGGTAATAAAATTGACCTCGATTCCAAGTATGTTGATATCGATGGTTCTAAGCGAATTGACCTTAACTAATGGAGAGATAAAATGGCAAGAGCGAAAATGGGTACAAGTACCTACATTCACGAACCTGTGAAAAAGAAAACATCGACAAGTGGTAAGAAGTCGATGGTGAAGTTTGCTTCTATGAACAAGAAGAAAAAAGCAAGTTATAAAGCATACAGAGGACAAGGTAGATAACACATGCCAGGTATTGTCAGAAGAGATGATGTTCATACAGGACATTCATCACCTACACCTAATCCGTTTCATAAAACGAAGTATGTGGGTGGGTCTCCTGATGTATATGTAAATAAGCGTAATGCAATTCGTGCAGAGAATACAGATAAGACATCCTGCACCGACCCTGCTTCTGCAGGTTCTCCTAATGTATATGTGAATGGTAAGAAAGTTCATAGATTAAAAGACGCAACTGGTGGGCATGGGTCGTGGGTACCCAACGCCGCCGCATCTGCATCAGAAGATGTTTTTGCAAATGATAGACCAGGTGCTGAGAAATTCACATTTGATTTCTCAACAACGGATCCAATTATTTTGTTTCCTACTCCAAACCCATATCAATCAAATTCATACACAGGTTCTTATCCGGATCCAGCACCAGGACCAGGACCTAATTCGGATACTATGACTTCAAATCCAGAAATTGTTGATGTTCCGGAAGCGCCTCAAACTACTGAGGTTTGCGTTATTGCAGATGGAGAAAGAAACCCTTACGAAGTTGCAGTTGAAATGATGAATTCTGGTGATTGGAATGAAAACGAAGGTTCTGGACAACCAAATCCATATATCATAGGAATATGGGAAGAGATGGGATTTTCTGAAAGTGCGGCATTTAGCGTACGGTCCGGTGAAGATGACCATACTGCATGGTGCGCTATTTTCGCTGGCGCATGTTTGAAGAGAGCGGGACTTGCTTATAAGCAAACATTTAGGTCTAGAGATTTTCTTACTTATGGAACAGAAGTTGCTTCAGGAAGTCCTCCTAGTTTAGAAAATGCTCAAGCAGGAGATGTTCTTGTATTTTATAGAGCAGACGGTGGAGGTCTCTCTGGTTCAGGAGGAAGAGGACATGTGGGAATCTACACAGGAACGAATACTGGTAGTAGGGTTGGATGCATAGGTGGAAATCAAGGCAACACACTCCAGGTGCGAAATTATGGAATTGCCAATACAGACACATGGGGGTTGATTGGTATTAGAAGAGGAGTATCTTGTGTGGATGAAACTACTCCTCCACCAGAAGCAGACGCAGGAAGTTTAGGTGAAGCAGATGATAATAATGAGGTCACCTGATGACTATTATGAGGTATAAATAGTTCTATGGCACAAGACCCAAAGAAACAACCAATTGATGTAGACAGAAAAACGGCATCATTCAAAGACCTAGACTTCAACTTTACTAAGTTGAGTACCACTAGTGATGTGGCATCAAAAAGTGATGTAGAAGCAGTTAAGCAGTCAATGAAGTCTCTAATACTTACTAGGTATTATGAGAGACCGTTTCAACCTGGGTTGGGCACTGCAATCGGAGATATGTTGTTCGAACTGAACACACCTCTATTAAGAAGACGAATAGCAAAAACAATAAGAGAAGTTATTGATAACCATGAACCTAGAGCGAAAATTACTGATGTGAAAGTTGATGATTATGCAGATGATAATGAGTATAGGGTACTGATTTATTTTTATGTAAGAAACTTCACAGGACAAGAGGTATTTGAAACCTACTTGACAAGGACAAGGTAATGGCACAGACAACAAGCAGATTAAGAGTTTCGGAATTAGACTTTACTCAAATTAAACAAAACTTAAAAACATATTTAAGTTCACAAGAAGCATTCAAAGACTATAACTTTGAAGGTTCAGCAATGAATGTATTGCTGGATATCTTGTCGTACAATACACACTACAACTCAATCTATGCAAACATGGTTGCAAACGAAATGTTCCTTGATAGTGCCGTCAAGCGTGACAGTGTAGTTTCGTTAGCAAAGCATCTTGGATATCGTCCTCGCTCTGCAACTTCTTCAACCGCAAGATTGAATGTGACTATCAATAACCCCACAGGTAATCCTGCGTCTTTAACGATGCCTAAGGGTACTGTGTTTAGAAGTAGAGTTAATGATAGTAACTATCAGTTTGTAACAACTTCTAATGTCACTGTTGTTCCTACTGAAGGTGTTTACACATTTACAAATATTGATGTGAAAGAAGGAACACTTCTCACACTGCAATATACAAAAGATAGTAAAGATGACACACAAAGATTTTTATTGAGTGATGATAAAATCGACACTAGCACAATCAGAGTTAAAGTTCAGAATAGTCTTTCAGACTTAACAACAACAACTTATACGCTGGCAGATAATATTTTAGATATTGGTTCGGAATCTACAGTTTTCTTCTTAGATGCTGTTGAAAAAAATCAATATGAAATTTCGTTTGGTGATGATATTTTAGGTAAATCTTTATCAGATGGTAATATCGTAATTATTGAATATATTGTTTGCAACGAAGCAGAACCTAATGGTGCGAGTGGATTTGTTCTACAGACCTCTGTGGGTGGTTCGACTAACGCAACAATCACAACAGTTATCAATGCAGAGAATGGCGGTGCTAGAGAAAGCACACAGAGTATTAAGTTTAATGCTCCTAAATACTATTCATCTCAGAACCGTGCGGTAACCGCAGAAGATTATAAAGTCATTCTTCCTAAACTTTACAATAATATTGATACGATGCAAGTGTGGGGTGGTGAGGATAATGACCCACCAATTTATGGTAAAGTTTTTATTTCAATTAAACCTAAAACAGGAGCAAGTTTAACAACTTCTACTAAAGATGCGATTAAAAATTCTGTGCTTTCTGGAAAGACGATGGTTTCTATTACACCTGAAATTATCGACCCAGTATATATTAACATCATTCCTACAATCAATGTATATTGGAATCCCAATATTACAACTTCTACTTACTTGGATATTTCAGCGAAAGTAAGAAATGTGGTAATGAATTACGCCAATACAACAATTAAAAACTTTGATAGTGTATTCAGATATTCTAAGTTTGTTAATAGAATTGATTTATCCGATGCTGGCGTTGTTTCTAATATTACAACTGTAAGGTGTCGTAGAGATTTTGATGCTATTCTCAATCAAGAAAGTAAATATACAATCAATTTTTATAACCCACTATTCACACAAGGTCCTGGTTCGCCTACCAACTTGTCGTCAACTGGTTTCACGGTTGCGGGTAGAGCAAACACACTATATCTAGACGATGATGGTGCCGGTAAAATTCGCTCTTATTATCTTGAAGAAGGTTCTTCAACAAAAGTTTATGTAAATAATTCACAAGGCGTTATCGATTATTCAACTGGCGCTATAATTATTGACCAGTTGAATGTTACTGGTACAGTTCTTGACAATAATAAAGTTGAAATTTTCGTAACATTAAACTCTAATGATATTGTCAGTGTTCGTAATGTTCTATTGACAATCGATGAAGATGATGTTACAGTAAACACAATTGTAGATAAAGTCGCAACTGGTGAGTCCTCTGCTGGTACTGAATATCAGACTACAGGTTCTAGTGAACTGAGTAAGACTGGCGGTAGTGGTGTTGCTGGCGCAACATCTTCAGTTGTTAATAGCAGTAGTAGTAGTTCATCAAGTTCATCAGGAAGTAGTGGAAGTTCATACTAATGGCAAATCTCCCTATCACAGACATTGATAATATTAAGGGTAAATTATCCTCTATTGTCTCTGAGCAACTCCCTGAGTTTGTCAAGGGAGACCATCCTACATTTGTTGCTTTCTTAGAAGCATATTATGAATGGTTAGAGAGTAATGGTGAAGCACTAGAAGTAACAAGAAATGCAAAACTCTACAATGATATTGATACGACAGTTGATAGTTTTGTAGATTTCTTTAAGAAAAACTATCTTGTAGACTTACCAGATAATATTATTAACGACAAAAGAACTCTATTAAAACACATTAAAGAATTTTATCAAGCAAAGGGTACAGATAAAGCACTTATTCTTTTGTTTAGAATGTTATTTAATGAAGAAGTTTCTGTTTACTATCCAAAAGTGGATATGTTGAGGGTGTCCGCTGGACAATTTACATCAGATACAATTTTGAATATTAAACAGGTAACTGGTCCTGCCGGAGAGATGGTGGGAAAACAAGTTGTTCAAGCAAATCAACCTTTACAACCAGATATCAATCGTGCTACTGCATTGATAGAAAACTTTATTGCATTTGCTGTTGGTGATGAATTCGTTTATCAGATGACATTAACAAACAATTCTGTTTCTGGAACTTTTGTTGCTGGTCAGACAATAACTATTCAAGGAGACAGCGGAGAAATTACTGGTGTAATCGATGAGATTATTGTTGGAGTTAATATCGCCAATGATGGTGTATATTATAGCAGTGGTAATCCTCTTGTTACTAAAAATTTAACACCACAAATTCAATTAGAAGATGGAAGTGGTTATATTACATCCGAAGCAACATATGATGATATATTCGTTACTGAAGATATCGGTGATTCCGCACAGTTTGATATTACATCTGTTGGTCGTGGTGGTATTGATAAGTATCTTATCGAAGACCGTGGTAGAGGGTATGCACTAGAAGAGACTTTATCATATACTGATAGTAATTTAGGAGTTAATGCTCTTGCAAAAGTTAGTAGAATTGAAGGTCGTTTGATAGCAGAAAATTCTGGAGATGGCATTCTCTTAGAAAGTGGTTATAGTATTCTTGCTGGTGATTTGAGAGAAATTATAAAAGAAGATGGTGACGCACTTCTCTTAGAAGATGGCGGTGCTATTGTTCCTGATGATGCCGATTTTAATGGTGAGATACATGATATTCTGATTGTGAACGAAGGTTCTAACTTTACATATCTTCCTATTGTCGATGTTAATACCGAAGAAGGAACAGGAGCAAAAATATTTGCACAATCTAGTTCTATAGGTAGAATTACAGGTATTCAAAGAACTAACTTAGGTTCTGGATACGCTGATGCACCTCTTGTTATCCCTAGAAACAATATGATTTTAGAAGATATCGAAGGAACATTTATTCTAGGTGAAACTATTA